ATGTTTCGTTCGCTGGGAAGCATAATCACGATCTCTTTCCTTTACATAGCATCCATTTTGGTCAGCGTATTAGATTATGGGATAACGATAAAATACACTGACATACTCAGCGAAAAGACGATCACCATTGAAGCCTGTAATGCTGTGGTTGCTGAATTTGATCTGTATTACGACAGACTGTTTGAAGTTTCTCTGTTCGGTTACGTCATTTCTACCGTGTTGATCCTGCTCATCTTCAAGAAGGTAAGATGACCGCCAAAAGCCGGAGAGATCCAGCCTTTCCACTTCTGCCTAATTTCTGAAACAGAAGCCATAAAGCGCAAGATTTTTATGATTTTTACATAAGGGGAGAGGTCTGGAGCGGGCGAAGGGAATAGCACAAAAGCCAAAAGAATCAGTATCTACGGTAAACAGAAAAGTAATAAAAATGATTCTATACACATTCCTATACACAACCAGCTTTCGGTTCGCGATCTAATCAACCAGATGAGATGGATGTATCATAAAGATGCATCTAATTGATTTAAAAAGATAATAAATAATCATATTTAGTAGCCTCCATAAGTATCCCCATTTCAGTTTTTCTATATCTGTATTACTCAAAACACAAGCGTTAAGAAACTTTCAGTTTGGTATGCCCAAAGTACTTAGAGGTATTAATATATTTCAAAAACAATAACTTAGTAAAAAATTTATTATAAGCAAATATAAGAAAAAACATAGTTTTTATATTTTAAATCAGAGTCTTCATCAAAGAAGACTCTAATATTTTTAAACATAAGTTACAGGTTTTTTGTATTTTTCTAAAACAACATGGTTACATAAATCAGTATCGAACACATCAATAAGTTCAACAACTTTTTCATGTAATTCTTTATAAGACACTGGATCTAATTTTATCTCCTCATTTCTTCTTGTGTCTTCTCCGTGTGCGATACAGTTTCGATATTTAAGCAACTGCTCATCTATATATAATTTGTTAGCCAAGAACTGAGTGTCGCTTATACCTATAACTGCAAAAATCTCAGATAACACTTCAAGTTGAAGGTTACTTTTAGTATTTATTACTTTTTCCGAGTCGACATTGAATTTATCATTACCATGTTTAATCGTGATGAAATCAACGTATTTTTCAAAGGAGTAGAAACTTTTTCCTTGATTATCGGAATTAAAGTTTGAAAACAATCCAACAGTTAAATTATTTTCACTCATCACACTATATTTCAAGCCCAAATAGTTCAAATAACTTATATATAATTTACCAGCCTTTTTTATATGACCTTCCCAGTGAGAATATAGCATTACCACCGAAGCCCTTATTGCTGAATGCTCTGCAATCCCGCTGGATGAATCTATCAATTTACGCATAACTGACAGTTCGTGCTTTCTCCAAGCAGAGTCTTTAGCAATCTCATCAATGAATAATTCCTTACTTTTTACTTTCATCGATAAAATACTCTCTCACAAGTTCCAGCATTCTCGGCCAGCGGTATGATGCCTTGGTACCTGACCCGCTATATTTGTTAAACATATCATCATAAGGTGCTGATTTTGAAGAAGATGAAACTATTTGTTTTACTTTTTCATCATCAACTCCATTTTTTATAGAATGATATGTTCCAGTAGCTAATAACTCATATAATGAGATTTGGAACCCCCCTTTATATCTTTCAGACTCTTTGTCATATTTATTAAATGAATTATCACCAAGAGCTTCATTTATAATTGAGAAGGTTTTATCAATCAACTTAATCTCAGAAACCCAGTCAAACTCAGCCGTTGTTATTTTAGAAATATTATTGGTCAAGTAAGATGAGATGTCTGTAATTCCTTTCAAATCTGCCTGTTCTGCATTCGCAAGGAAAATGAGTCTAATAATTAACTCCATATCATATCGCTGGTCGTATAACCTTTCACTTATAGCGATTGCTTTGTTAAAGGTTTCAAGCCCACTAGCATCAACTAGATACTTATAAGCTTCAGGATCCAGCATTATAAGAAGGCAATTTCGAACTTCTTGCTCTGATAATTCGCTTCCGCCAGTATTCAATCTTTGGAAAAGTTCAAACTTTGTATTACCATCACTCTCTTTCTTTATTATTTTTATATCAACCTTTTCTCGCTTGAAAGATATCTTAAGGGATGAATCAAACTCAGTAGTTCCCTCCAAGCCACTCCATGAAACATTCTCCAGTCCGGGAAGATATTTTGTACCATGCAATTTCAAAGGGGTTTTTTTATTACCATCCTCATCTTTTAATTCGTTCATGAATGATAAAATTGTTGATACTCGTTGAAGGCCATCGACTAAATCCCATATTCCATCCTCTCTTTGAGAGATAAAGATTGACGGGAGAGGTATGCCTAAAATTATAGACTCAATCAAATTTACCTTTTGTTCATCTGACCATCTAAAAAACCTCTGGAAAGATGGATTTATATCTATCTCTCCATCACGATAAAGGTTTACAAGTTCTCCAATCGACATAGGATAAGAATCAGTAAATATTTCCTTTCTTCTTGTTTCTACTTGCGTAATTAATTTAGTCATATTTAACCCTTTTTTTACAAACCATATTCAAATAAAAATGCCTGTGGGAACTGTTTAAGAAATAGTCTCAGTATTTCTGTTATCTGTAAGCATTGTAGCTTCTACAATCAATTAGAACAGATTTTAACCAGAGCCTACCCACTTTTTCCATTAAATAACACTTTATCTTCGAGTTTTGTCTAACAGTTGTAATGCATAGCGTAGTATCACTACCGGATTTGATGGTTTTATCACACATAATGAAGACTTTCATGCGGTTATCGTTATTTTAAACGTGAGTCTCATTAGTCAGAACATCTTAACTTCTGTAATACCAAACATTAACAGTTTGAAGCAACTGTAACTTAGAGCGCGTTCAGCCAAAAATCCCCACTGGCAGTGCCGGTGAGTGACAAGTTTTGACAACTCAATCTGAACGCCAGCTTCCGGGCAAACCAGAACAGCGATCTGAAAGAGGCTCGAGGATGGTTGTAAATGGGGAGTGCTTAACACCTCCCCTTCACAAGTTCGTGTACCTGAAGTTTTCTGAAGCGGTAGCGGTTGACACTTTCCCCCTAGTTTTCCCTAGTAAGGCATAACAAACCATAACAGGCTGACACCTGCCGTGCTTCGCATCAGCCCTTTACACGTTGGCTGCAGCTATTGTGCGTGAGCGTTAGGATCCGTTAGGTTGGGTTGACACTTTTCCCTGTTTTTCACGAAAAAGTGTCAAGTTAGAGGAGTTAGGTTTGGCCGGGGGTTTACAGTTTTTCACCTGCCAGCAGACAGAGTGCCTTTAATCCTGTTTCGCTCCAGTCATCCTGGGTGTCGGGATGCATTGCGGCCACATAGGCCAGCTCGGAACGCAGGAAACGCAGACCACCAGCCATGTGATTTTTGCCATAGAAGCTGTGAGTTTCTTCATCCAGCCGGAAGAGAATCAGTACTTGCTCATCAGATTCGTGCTGTACATCAAAACCCAGCTCAACGGCTGCGGCCTCTATCCGCTGACCATCATCCATATCTGCCGGCAGCGCTTTCCCGCCGTCACGCTCCCATATCCATGCGGCGGCCTGCGCCCACGTCATTTCAGTCCGGAGATCGCCAGCATCACCAGAATTGTGTTTAGCGTGCGATGCTTCAACATCCACTTTATCGCCTGAAATAACAATTTCACCGCGGGCTATCCAGCCGTAAACCGTCTGCCGGCTGACGCCCATATGCCTGGCATAGGCTGATTTACTCAATAACATCGTATGATTCCTTCCGGGACAAGAAAAAGCCGCCCTCAGGCGGCTTGCTTCTCTTCAGATTTTGTCTGGCGCTGGCTGCCTTTGATCATCGCGCTGACATGTTCGCTTAACTGGTCAAGGCCGGTCATGCGTGGCTGAACGTCTGACGGATCGTCATTCTTCCCGTAAACGAGATTGTTATACCAGGTCCGAACAGCTGTAATTTGTGCAACGTCTTTCCTTACCGCGTCGACCAGATCGGCAACCGCGCTAATCACCTGCCCGTTCTCTGATGCGATACGGGAGAAGGCGAGACGTTTTAGCTGTTCTGTTTCAAGCCCCGAACATACTGCGTGCGCCCGTAGTAAGGCATCTGACAGTTCAGAATGCTTTCCGCCGTGCATCGACAGCAGCATCTTTTCCTGACTACGGCGATCGAGTCTGGCAAATGCGAGGCGCATTTCGTTATCACGCATGAACCCCTGAACATCATCAGAGGCCAGTGGTTTAACCGGTGCCAGCTTGTTCATCAGGTAATCGAGAATGTTTGAGGCCTGATCACTTACTGCTGCAGCTCCGCGAGTGAACGCTTTCAGTGTGTCTGGATTTTTGGCTTCACCTGCCCTGCGGTTTTTTGCCTGCTCGTTCAAATCCGGGTCGTTGCGGATAACGTCCAACAAATCCGCTTCTGCTTCTGCCTGCTGCGCCGTGACGCGCAGGTTAGTCAGTTCGCCGGCCATGCCACGGAATAATGCTTCCATTCGCGAATCAGGCGCAACAACCTTACCGACATAACCCGCCAGCTCGATACTGTGTTTCCCTATTTTGATTGAGTAGCTCACTGGCCAGCCTCCATTTTTGATAGCCCTGCATCAAATACCTTGCGTGCAACAGCATGGATTGACGGCGCGATCCCCATGCCCGACTTCTGGCGTTCCCTCTCCTGAATGGTTTTCAGAGCCTGAATCTGCTCCCCGTTCAGCAGGACTGGCTTAACGTTAACCTTGCTCATGATGCCCCCTGTAATAGCAACCGTTAAAATTCCATTAATCGCAACAATCGAATAATCAATTGCGATTTATGAAACGATGTTAATGAAATCGCAGGGGTCCACAACCGAAAAGAGTGGATGCGTTTTAAAGAATTTGCCCTCAAGGTGTTCATGGTGTTCATAAAGGCGATAAATTACAGACAAAACAATAAATTAACCTATGAACACCGGTCTACATACAGGGGTTAAAAGTGTTCATGGTGTTCATATTTCTGTTTACTTTATGAGCACAAAGTTAAAGTGACCTATGAACACTATGAATACCCTATGAATACCTTACACGAAGGTGTTCATAGTCAATCTTATTGATTTTATTAAACTTTAACCAATCAATGAATACTATGAACACCTTTAGCCATATTTAGCTAAACATTCATCTTTTTTCCTCAGCTAACGGGTGCGCCTGCGGCAGCCAGTCCTCCGCACTCTCTGAAAGTTCGACGTTCGTCACCACGCCGCGGGTCTTTCTCTCCTTGCGGTACTCGTGATTAAACTCCCGCATGGCGCTTTCCATTCCCTCAGAGAATTTATTCAGCGTCAGCGGCTTCTCGAAACCGTTCGCCTCAAGAAACTTCAGATAAGCGTGATAGAGGTACATGCGGGGGCGATGAGGCGGGTTACGGTTACCCACCAGCATTCCCACGCAATCAGCCAGGCGCTCCAGATGCGCGCAGAAGGCATAAAGCGGATCCGTTTTCTGTTTCACCTCTAATGCCTCTTCGCTGTTCCGTTGCTCAAGCAGCAGCGCCCGCGCTTTCTCCGGGTTCGCAAAGTTCGCCAGCAGCCGGCGAACAACCACCGGAATTTCAGCGGATATCTTTTCAGCCAGGTCGGGATCCTTATCCTCTTCGCTGACGCGCCGGTTAAACTGGAAAATTACGCGGCGCCGGGAAACGCCGCCGGCACGTTCGGTGAAAATCATCGGCGTGTTGTTCGTGGCCACAACCACCGCCCGCAGAATAGCGGTGTACTGGTGCTCATGCTTCGGGTCTATCTCCACGGCATCCCCGCCGGTGATCGCCTTTATCCCGGTGCCCTCTCCTGAATATTTGGGCTGATCAGGAAGCGTTATCATGCTTTTCCCGACGAACTGCGCCCGCCCACGCGCGCTGTCGAGCGCCGCCATGTTCCCGCTGGCGGTGTTATGCGCGCCGGCCAGCATCGTGGCGATATGGGTAAAGACGCTTTTCCCGCTGCCACCCTCCCCGGTTATCTCGAGGAACAGCTGCCAGTCATACCGGTTCGCCAGCACCATAAAGAGCGCTGCAGCGATGCGCTGCATCTTAATTGCGTCTCTATCTGATGCGTAACTTAGCCACTTATGGAAGTTCGGCGCGTGGTCGCGGAGGTTTTCGCCCGGCACCGCCGGCGTGTAGGTCACGCCGTTGTGGTTGGTCAGCCAGTTATCCTGGCTGTGTTCGGAGAAAACGCCGGTTTCCATATCGTAGACGCCATTAGCAAAGGGGATCAGGCTGCGCCGCGGCTCCCCCATGACCGGAATAACGATTTTCAGGGCGTCGATAACGTTGTTAATCGCGCGCTTGCTGAAGTTGGTTTTATTCTCGTTGTAGATCGCCACCATTTCGCGGCTCAGCTCGAGTAAAGACGTTTTCTCCCAGATGCCGGCACGGTAGACGTACACACCTTCGCTGTTTTCATGGATCGCAATGCCGGTGTAACGCGCGGCCAGTATGAGCGCCTTTTCGTTATCAGCCAGGTCGCGAAGGTTTACATCCGTCAGCGGTTTGCCGATCACCATGCTTTTGCCGGCTTCAGCATCCGCTTTGAGGCGCGGCAGCTGCGCCGTCCAGTCCTCCAGCTGTTCATACCCTTCGGAATACAGCTGTGCGCGCTCAACGCCTGCCAGTGCAAGTTTTGTCGCGATAATGGTCGCCTGACGTTCGGTGAGGTTACCGCCACGGCACACCCGGGCGTAACGGCGTCCATCATCCACAATGCGGATATTCTCCAGCTCCGCCAGTTGCTTTTTATCCAGCACGACCGGCGGCACCGTGTCGCCTATCGGGTTCGTCTCCTGCCAGGCTTTAGCAAACGTCCAGGCATCAGCGCCGGCAAAGATAATTGCCTCTTCCATGAGATCCGCCGGCAGCTTTTTCACGTTTGGTGCATTCTTCATTTCTTATTCCCCCGCTCCCTGATGATTTCGCGCATAACCCGAATTCGTTCCACTCCCTGTACCCGCATAATCCGATCGATATCTTTCCCGCCAGCGTTCGGCGCAGAAGATACAAACGTAAATTCCCGCGTCAGTCTTTCAGGCGAACAAATACACGGCGAGGCATACCCCTCACGGCAAAATGTCACTCTGTCGAATCGGTAACTTTCGATAATTACCAGGTTGCCGCGGCTGTCCTTCCATTTATCGCCCGGCCTGATTTCAGGGTGAGCGCGGCCACCAGCAGCTAAGCCGGAATTTTTAATCGTCATATTTTTTACCTCACGCCGCTGGCGGGATTACCTGAAAACCAATTTTCTTCAGAAAGCGCGCTGCACTCTCCACCGTAAAAATGATCTCGTCGTCCATCAGGGGACGCATTGACTGCAGACCATTTGACGTGTCCACCAGGTAGCGGCCGCCGGCAGGGAAACTGAATACGTTTTTGCCGTCTGACCGACGCACCAGATCGTAAACATGGCTCATGCTTTCCCCTCCCCGTCCTTTAGTACCTGGCTGGAAAAACAATATCGCGCGCTATTTAATGGCTCAGATGTGCGATCGGCAAACGCGCCCGGATACCAAAGAGAGATAACTTTGTTCATAGAGATACCTCCATGGCCAGACGGGATTGAATGGCGGAGGCCTTACTGCCTAACTGGAGGTAAGTTCGGGTGATTGCTGGGTTGCTGTGCCCAAGCATTTCAGAGGCAACCAGTAACCCCTGTTCGCCACCGGCAGACATCATGTTAAAAGCGGCAATTTTGCGGCTGGAGTAGGCACTCAGGCGCAGACGCGTGTTTACTACACGGGTAAACCACATCATTACGTTGTGCAGTTTCTTCCAGATTGTCTGGCGGCTTACGCTACCTTCCAGAGACTGGCATCGGTTACTTTCAATCTGACTGCGGGAAAATACCAGGTCGTCACCGATAAGATTGCGCTCCATGCGTTCACGCAGTCGTTTGATAATGCCAGGCGGCAGCTGCTTGGTATCGTGCTTAACTTCTGCCTTTGCCACCAGCTCAAACACAATCGCCTGTTCCTCGTGGCTCATGCCGGCGGCCAGTTCATCGCAGCTCACGCTATCCCATTGCATGTAAGCGATATGATCACCGGCCAGCCTTGCGGCGTCTTTACGCTGCTGGCGAACAATCTCGATTCCTTTCCGGGTTGCCCTGGCTTCTGCGGCTTTGGTTTGTTTGGCGACAATAATCGTTGCGGTGCCGGTTTCCCAGTTAATGCATGAGTAACGGAAATTACACACGTCGCTGGTACGCCAGCCGGTAACGGTCGCAATATCCCACCAGAGCAGAACCCAATCTGCTTGCGTCTGCTGGATGCGTTCGCGCAGCTTGCGCTGTTCTTCTCGTTCGTAAACGGGCGTCATGGTGCGAGTGCCTTTGGTCGTGGCGGCTTTTACCACGTTGCCGCGCAGTTCACGTGCTTTTGCTGTGAGGGTCTGGAGGTTAAACATGATGTCCCCCCTCAACACGGAAACGACATGACAGAATACAGACACATCCTGCAGGCGTTTTTGCGCGGGCTTCTCGTTCGGTGGAGGCAGTAACATTGACGATCTGATTTGAGAACTCACCCAGGGTGAGAAAACGCCATGTAAATTTGGGGCGTGTTTGGGTAGACTTAGTGCAAGCCATAATGTTACCTCAGATAATGTTTTGGCCAGACGCCCTGAAAGTGTTCCCGCACTTCGGGGCGTTGTTTTTTTCATTTCCTGTGTGTAATGTGTCATTACACATAAACACATTACATCGGGTGTAATTGACGTGTCAACACACAAAAACGAAAGACGTGGCAATCCTCCGTTCCAGTTTCGGCTTGATCCAGAGCTGCGAGAAATGATGGAACGAGCGCAACAGCAAGATGGAGATGAGTCTTTAGCCGCATGGCTAAAGAGAGTTGTCCGTAAGGAACTCCAGCAGCGTGGAATCGAGCCAAAGAGCTGAATAGGCATTCTCTCTGCCGGGCAACAATCCCGGCTTTTTTCCACCAATTGCTCCCCAGATGGTTCCTCACCACACTTTTGGTTTAAAACCTGTATTGCAGTTAGGATATTTTCATCACGATCCTCGCCTAAAAATGTGGTCGAAATATCATCGCTGTCATTTTCAGGGTGAGCGAAGCCCTGCCCCAGTTGGGCATAATTGTTCTTCATGGCCTTTACCTATATCGAAAGTGTAAGAGAAGCGTCGCGACAGTAAGATGATGGATGTTCGTTAACGCAACAGCACGCAACAAATTCAAATGAGGATAATTTCCCCATTCAGCGCTTGCGTGATGCTGCTATACGTTCGTCTATCCATTCGTCGATTTCACTTTCAATAAAGGCGATTGCGCGAGAACCAATCTTTACAGATAAAGGAAAGCGTTGCTCTGCCATAAGTCTGTATATCCAGGCTTTGCTATAACCAGTTCTGCGCTGTACTTCGGGTAATCGAATGAGAGATTGAGACATATATACCTCTTAACGTCTAATGTGGTCTACGAGGTATATTTCACCAAAAATGATTGCAGGATTGTGGAAGTTGAAAAGAAAGAGATGGAAGTGAAAAATTTACCGAAAGTGACTCATTACAATCAGTTTTAGAACCGGTAATTTTGTTTTTAGAAGTATCAGTTAGCCGATTTAGAAGCGTACATACTGAGCGCTTCATCGATCAGCATGGTCAATGCTTTATCAGTCACGTCGATACCTTCTCCATGCTCCAGTATTAGTCGTGAGGCACTTCTGGCAACTTCGGACTTGTTCAAATTTTTACCACGGACATACTTACCGCCTTTTTTTTCAAGAGCAATAGCCATTCCTGCGATGAGCTTTAAAGCAGTATCTTTACCTGCAAACTTCCCCCACACCTCTGATACTGACTCAATAGCTTGTGAAGTGTTTTCTTCATCATAACCAAACCAAATATCTGGAGCGGATAGTTCTTCTAAAGCCCAAGGCCAAATATCCTTAGAATAAAAATCTGCGCCGGTGATACCTCCACCAGGTGAGTTAGACCATTTTATTTTGGGGTGCAGTTCTCCTGCATTTAGAGCACTCAAAATTATCTTCAAGTAGCTGGAAGCTATGTTGTAAATCTCCGGAGCGCATTTATCTCGCAACTCATCGAAACCAGAACAACTGTACACACCAGCCATAGCCATTGCAGCCTGCTCACCAGTAACTACACGTAGTCGGCGGAGGTGATGGGGCATGTTGAGTATATTTTCTCGCATAATAGCTTCCTGCTAACGAACGTCTACCGAAGTCTACTACTGTCAATTAACACTGTCTATATATACAGTTAAGCGCTTTTCCCAAACGTTCCATGCACTACATTTTCGCCGTTTTCCAACGCTTCCATATAGTCGGCATACCACTGAAGCATTTCGCGGCGGCCGTCCAGATACTGGGCATGGTTGTACGTCCCACGTATCGAGTTTTTATCGACATGTGCCAACTGCGTTTCTATCCACGCTGTGTTGTAACCCTGTTCATGCAGGATGGTACTCATTGTGTGGCGGAAGCCGTGCCCGGTCACCCTTCCGGCATATCCAATTCGGCGGATCAGGACGTTCATAGCCATTTCGCTCATTGGTTTGCTGTGCTGAATCCTACCAGGGAAAATAAACCGATAATTGCCGGTGATGAGACGTAACTGCTCCAGGATGATGATCGCTTGGTCGGATAAAGGGACGCAGTGAGGTCGGCGCTTCTTCATGCGTGCAGGTGGTACTTCCCACAGACGTTTATCAAAATCAATTTCACCCCACTCCCCCTGGCGCAATTCACCCGGGCGTAAGCCAGTAAGAATCTGCAAGCGCATCGCCAGCTTCACAACCGAACTGCCGCTATACGTATTGAGCGTACGGAAGAATTCGGGAAGTTCGCCACTAGCGAGGAAAGCGTAATGCTCCTTCTTATGAGGGGCAAACGCGCTAGCCAGATCCGGAGCCGGGTTATAATCAGCCCGGCCAGTAACAATCGCGTATCGCCACACCTCTCCGCAACGCTGCCTCACCTTCCTCAGCTTTTCTGTCGCTCCTCTCTCGTCCAGTTTCGAAAGAACGGCCATGAGCTCCATCGGTTTGATATCGGCGATAGGACGCTGCCCGATAAACGGAAATACATCAGCCTCGAAGGTTTTCATCATCTCTTCGCCGTAGGATTCAGACCAGCGATCTATGCGCTTGGCGTACCACTCACGGGCAATTGCTTCGAAGGTATTTTCGTTGTGGCTCTGCTTCGCCAGCTTATCTTCTTTCCGAACATCGCTGGGATTAATTCCACCGGCAACCAACCTACGAGCATCATCGCGTTTACGCCTGGCATCATTCAGGGTTACATCCGGATAAGTGCCCAATGAAATCATTTTGGGCTTACCATCGAAACGGTAACGAAAACGCCACCCTCTAGATCCGTTCGGTTCGATGAGCAGAGAGAGCCCATTGCCATCGTTAAGGGTGTAGGACTTCTCACGCGGCTTAGAGCGCCTGATTTCAAGGTCTGTGAGGGGCATTGTGTATAGTTCCAAAGTGTAGAGCGAGGGCTATACGCATTACTATACACATGTAAGTATAGATTTGAGTAGACGTTAGTTAACGTCAAAATAGTGAGATAGCGCCTGAGGCCTTGTGGTTACTGGGTTTGATTGACTTGAGTAGACGCTGAAAGAAGTGTGTTTGGAGCGGGCGAAGGGAATCGAACCCTCGTATAGAGCTTGGGAAGCTCTCGTTCTACCATTGAACTACGCCCGCTTTGAGGTGCGTAAGGCATTATAGACCTTACGTTTTTTCGCACAAGCCACCCAAACGCTAACCGGTGATTAATTAACCGTTTAGCATTTTGGTTTACTGCCCTGCGCCGGGAGATAACGCTGCGGATCGATAGCGGTTGCACGGTAGCGAATCTGGAAATGCAGGGCGACGGAGCTTGCACCCGTGCTACCCATCGTCGCAATCTTTTGCCCGGCTTTCACATTTTGCCCGTTATTGACCAGCAATGAATCATTATGCGCATAGGCGGTAATGTAGTCTTCGCCATGCTTAATCATGATCAGATTGCCGTAACCGCGCAGTTGGTTCCCTACATAGACCACCTTCCCTGCTCCGGACGCATAAACCGGCGCACCGCGTGAGCCCGCGATATCAATCCCTTTATTGCCGCCTTCTGCAGTCGAATAGGGGGTAATTACTTTTCCGCTGGCAGGCCAGACCCAGCAACGCTGTCCGACCGGTGGCCATGACGATTTTGGAACGGCATACGACGGCGTAACCGCAGCGGTTTTGCCGCCCTTCGTTGAGGATTTTTTACCAGACGAACTGCCGCCGTTCACCTTAAGCTTTTGGCCCACCTCGATGGTATAGGGAGGTGAAATGCTATTAAGACGCGCCAGATCCTTCACGCTGGTGCCCGTCGCACGAGAAATGCGATACAACGTGTCACCGCGCTTAACGGTGTACACCGAACCGGAATAACTGCCCATGTCAGATGATTTACTGCCAGAACAACCCACCAGCAGCAATGCCAGCGTCAGGCAGAAAATAGCACTCAGGGGATTTCTCGTCAGGCTTCCTGCGAACAAAACGGATCCTTGGTCAAGGTAAATGGCGTCCTATGATAACAGCCTAAATCCTGTTGCCAACTTTTGCCGTGAATATGCATTTAAGCTCGGGGCGACAACTCGTTTGAGGGAGAGTGAGATATAATTTTGCCATCCCGTCGTTCGGGTACTGGAGTCGGAATGAGCATACAAGAACACGTCATTTTGGTTAACGACCAGGGAGAGGTTGTTGGCACTCAGGAGAAGTACGCTGCGCACACTTCTCATACCTCGCTG